TTACAAATTTATTTTTCTGTACTTTTGAAAAACCAACTTTTACATCATATGGTACTAAGAATGCAGGTAAATGACGGTCATCTGGTATACATTTATACAACAGTCGTTTTTTATTCTCCGTTCTACCGAACGTTTTGTTATTTTCCAACATAAGAACACCAGCAATTTGTTTACATGTTCTTACAATAGAACTAACACGATTGAATGTATTATCTTCAACTGTAAAAATATCATCCATAAACATTTTCTTATCTAATGGATTAATACTTTTTAGTTCTGGATATTGATTAATATCTAATTCTTTCTTATCTTCTACTCTATAAAATACATGATTTGAGTAGTTCCGATCAACTATAACGACCCGATATAGATTCATAATAAGTTTTATACATATAATATGACGTATAATGTTTATATCAGTATTTATAATATAATAAACGTTATATAATATTATAAAAATCTATTAATAATATTATATGGAGGAAGAATCCAGTTCATCAGTAGATTCTAATAAGGCACCAAGTTTAGCGCCGGATATTGAGAACCAACTTGATAATACAGATACAGTGGATGCTTTAAATAATGAACTTACAGAAGAGTTAAATGAAGATACAGACGAAGAAATAAAAAAAGAGGAAGAGAAAAAAAAGGAAGAGGAAGAGAAAAAAAAGGAAGAGGAAGAGAAAAAAGATGTAGAAACAGAAATCATGAAACCATTAAATGCTAATCGTAGACCTACATCTTATAGACGTCTTTCATTTGATGAAAGAAATAATGATAAAAAAGTTTGTAAGAATTGTTTTTTTCAAAATGATCATATGGAAACGTATTGTATTATGTGTAATGCTTTTTTATCAAATGATATGGTGGATATGTTTGATTCAAAAATAAATATAAGTAATAAATCAATATCGTCAGAAGAGTTTAATACCTTAAAAAAAGAGTTCGATAAAATTAGCAAAAATGATGTAATATCATATGATAATTTTTACAAAATGATAAACCCACGGCGTACGAATCAAGACTTTTTTTTAAATGAATATCTAAAACATATTCAATTACAAGGTAATAATGGTTATTCATTTCTGGATTTATACACAGTAATACAACATCTAAAAAATTTAAAAAGCATCAAAGCAAAAGAATTGTTACAAATAACCGAAGATGATGTTCATAAATCAGTAGAAAGAAGAAAATTAGAAATGTCAATTGGAGAACGTTATGATGAAATAGAAAGAGAAAGAGATTATATGGAATTAGAAAAACAAAAATTTATTATCACCAAAGACAAAGAATTATTAGAAGCACAAAAGAAATACGAAAATGAAGTACAATTATACTCAAAGGATTTATATGGTTTAACTTGTGCAAGTTATTGTAAGAATACATTTTTATGTTGTACAAAAGATACAGTAATAAAGGATTTTGATAAAATTTATGAAATTATTAAAGAAATCCCAACATTGAATAATTATGAAAAAAATTTAATATTAATGCGTTTTCAAACAATTTCTGCATATTGTACAAAACATTATAATACAATATCACGATGGTACAATGATACGCAAATATTTATTATAGCCTGTTCAATTATAAATCCAGCTTTATTATCTATAAATAGTAATAAAGATAATATTCATTATTATACAATATTTTGGGCGGTTTGGATATCTCAATTGCTGGTTAGTTTAACAACATCTTATATCAGTTTTTTTAAATGGGATAAAAAGTATTTTTTATTTAATTGTTACAAAACAAAGATTAATCAAGAAATATGGTTATTTATTGAATTATCTGGTAGTTTATATAAACATAAAGATGAAGATAAAGACAATACTAGAGAAAATAATCATTCATTGCATTTAAAAACCTTTTTAACCAGATTAGAAGCATTGTATAAAAAATTAAAAATGACCGAGTTTGAAATTGAAACTGCAAATAACGAGGATGAAGGAAGTAAAGATAAATCTGCGAAAGAGATAAAGGACCTTAAAGATGAAATGAAGTCAAGGTCATCATTACAAACCACAACAATGTCACCAGGAGTATCATATAGAGAAAAACAACACAATAGAGATAGAGCAAGAGATAGAGAAATATATTAATATTATCTAATAATTATAATAAATAAATTTTTTATGTTTATGTTATACGAAGACCATTTGTTTTACAAGTTCCATGAATTCGTCACTACTACTAATTTTTGTATTATTTTCTACATGGAAATCATCGCTATCTGTATTAGAAGTATCACTTAAGGAGCTAATTGTGTTAGTACAGTAACTACTTCTGCTGGTTGTTCTTGAAGAACATACGGAGTTGCATGTTGTTCCAGTACGTATTTTTTCTTTCAATAATTCCAATTTCCCCAAATCAATCTGTAAAACCAACTTCAGTGAAATGGTATCAACACAACGTTTACATACAAAGTATGTTGTGTTGGAATAATGCGGAAATTGCATAGAGCATTCTTCGTCTTCACAAATACCATTACCGCATTTGTTGCAACTATATTGTGGGGTATTTATTTCACAACTCTCACATACATCATCGCACTCATCGTAATCAGAATATAGACCATACCTACTTACCAAACTTTTCTCACGCTGATTAACAGTATGATACTCATTAGACGCGTATTCAAAATATCGTGGTGACTTGCTCATTATATTAATTTAATTGTTACATTCGTTAAAATCCATATTGTCTGCATATATTGTCAATTTTTTACATTATTTTAAGTACGAATATCATCATATTAAACATAAACAATAATGTCTACGTATATTCTATAATGAAAGGTTTAGCTAAAAAAAATAATAAAACCCGAGGGCAAACAACTCATAAAAAGAAAAATAATAAAAAAACAACGCGTAAAGTGAAAATCCGTGGGGGGAGAAGAGCACTACCCGATTTAAATGACCATGAACAAGATAATGATGCTTACATTGTTCCAAATGAAGAACAACCTCAAGAACAATTACCTGAAAATTGGGTTGATTATATACCTTGCCCTCATGATAATCCAGAATATAGACGTTACAGTCGTTTTCATCCTGATGCTGAACGATACGAAAATGAATTATGGCAAAATATTAATAATACAAATTATATACCTCAACATCTAAGACATAATAAAGATTTGTGGATGGATATATGTCATAATTCGGGAAGAAGACCAAGAAATGGTGGAAAAAAAAGAAAAACTTATAAAAAGCGAAAGTAAAAGTATTTAGATAACTGTTGATAATAATATAAAAATGGATTATTATCAGCAAACAATTGAACCTTTATATGGTAAAAGACGTAACAGTGTATTAGATACAACATTATTAGGAAATAACGAAATACCCCATAGGTATAATGTACAAGAACGTGTAGATATGACAAATCATACAATATATAGTATTGACCCTGATGGATGTGAAGACGCTGACGATGCGTTTAGTATATATACCGAAGATGATAAATTATACTTAGCGATACATATAGCCGACCCGACTGAGCATATCAATCCCGATTCATTATTATGGAAAGACATAGAAAATAGGATAGTGACCCGATATCCGTCTAATCAAACACCGATTCATATGATTCCAGAAGAAATTATGGAAAAGGCGAGTTTAATGGTGAATCAATACGGAAATGAAAAATTAGCAATTACTATCTTGTCTGAGATTCAAAAAGAAACATACAAACCAATAAATAACGTGAAAATATTATTTACAAAAATCAAAGTAGACAAACATAATGCACTAAGCTATGCAAAAGCAGGAGAATTATATGACACAAATGAGGTGTTAACGAATGGTATTAAGATAAGTAAGGCGCTTACCCAAATAAGGAGTGGGAGAACGAAAGGAGTCATTTTAAACGAAGTATCAAATTCTTATGTAAAATATGACGAGAAATCAATGTATTTATATCACGATACCCCAACAGAGATTTTAATGAAACAGATGATAGCAGAGTTTGCAATATTTGCAAATTCTTTTGTAGGAGAATATTTAAAAATCAATTTTGAAGGCGTAGGTATATTTCGTATTTGTTCTGCAAGTGAATGGTTAAACACAGTATATAGTGGAATAACGGGTCAAGAATTATTAAATGAAATTATTGTGAATGGTATACAAGCAGATTATATTTCAACTGTAAAGCCACACGACTTGGTAGGTTCTCCAGAATATTGTCATTTTACATCTCCAATTCGTCGTTTATCTGATTGTGTGTGTCATTATCTATTAAAATATATCCATTTAAAACCTATAAATCCTGATATGCCGATTCCATTTACGAATCAACAATTAGAAATATATTCAAGCAACTGTATGCAAATATCAAAATCAATCAAAAATATTCAATACAAGGATACAAAATATCGTTTACTACAAACAATGAATGGAATGTTATTAACAAGACCTTCTCTAACAATACAATATTATGTAACTGGTTACGTGAAATGCTTTTTTAATATAATAATCTGTAGTATAAATGAACACAGCGTATATTTGTCTTATACGTTACGAATACCTATTTTAGAAAAAGAATGTGTAATTAAACAAGTAAAAATTCTGGAGGTTACCGAAGTGAATTATACAAATAAATTTGATGAAGGAAGCATACCAGAATTGGATAGGATGTATATCACATAACAATTTATCAATACTTACTTAGTCAGCTCAGGTTGCCATAACCCTGAATTATATTAACGTATTGTGTATTTTAACATATCAATATTTTCGTATAATCTTCTTGACAAATAAGGTATTATTTCATTATATGGACCATATGGTATATAAACATAAACATTACTTGTGTTACAAATATTATTATAGTAACATTCATTCATACCCTGTAGATGAGCAAATTCAAATAAATGTTTATTTAATAATCTTGCTATATATATTGATTTCTCATTATGTGTTGCCAATACTATATTTGGATGTGTATTAAATTCAAATTTATTAATATTTAATATAGCTTGATTATAAGATTCATCAGTATCCTCTTTTTTAATAAATAAATGACCATTATTTTTTTCCGTATTCCAATACGCTCCTCTTACTAATTTTCCAGAAAATGGAATATTTGTTTTATTGCATTTAATTATATCACTCATTAATACGTTTAAAGAATCTTTTCTATACATTTGATAAGTTTTATAAACATTTTGATGTTTTAATAACAAATCTGTAGATATATCCTGATATATTTCATTCTCTTTATCACTTTCTGCATCAATAAATACTTTAATATTTTTGTTGTTTGCGTTATTTATAGTATCACTAATAGACAATGAATCAAAATTAAATGAAGATAGTTTTAATGCTATGGAATAATTTTCAGGTAATAAAGATATTATTTTATTATACTCTTTATACGTTTTCCTATAATTATTTTTTCCTTCTACTGCATAATTAATAATAGGTTTTTTATTTTTATTTATATATTTTTTACCTACAGTTAAAGCATGATTAATATTACTTCCAGCAATATATCTCAACATATAATTTAAATAAATATTTAAATTATATCATTAAAAATAGGATAATATAGTAAATGGGAACACGTAAAAATAATAAAAAATCCAATAAAACATTTAGAAAATCTCGTTCAAAAAAAAATGGCGGGAGTGGTAAAAGAAAAAGAGGAACAGATCCCAGTGAAGTTAAAACACCTAAAAAAAGTAAAACTATAAGCGAAAATCCATGCCCTATATGTTTGGATGAATTAAAAAATACGGATAATATCCCAAAATTACCTTGTAAACATAAGTTTCACAAGGAATGTTTAATGCATGTTTGTAATAATAAAAACAATAGAAATGTTAAATGTCCTATTTGTCGCGGAGATATATCTTTGGCTTGTAGAACATATATTACTCGTGACACACCGTGGGTATATAATCCATATACAAGTACAACACCTTATAGTGTAAATGAAATAAGAGATATGAGTCATGAAGAAAGAAGACAAATACAGAATGAAGAACGTAGAAATCATACAAATTGGTTAGCACGACGCAGAAGAACTATGAAACGTGAAACACCAGACCAACTAACACAAAGAACACAAATAGAACAAGACCATTGGGATAGAGTAAGAGAAGAACGAGCCCGATATTTTGGTAGTAACGACCCCCCTTTACCAGAACGAAGAGATATAGTGCGTATTAATTCAGCTGAACGAAGAGATAGATTATTACGTGGTCTGCCTTTACCAGAATCACCATATGTTACAGACTCACCTGATGGTCCACCTCCACCACCGCTATTACGTGGTCTTCCTTTACCACAAGCACCTCCCGATTCTCCAGAAGGTCCACCTCCACCATATATTCCAGACTCACCTGATGGTCCACCTCCACCATATATTCCAGACTCACCTGATGGTCCACCTCCACCATGACATTTAGATATGAATAGTAGAAGGGGGGGGAATAAAAACACGAAAAACTCGTTCAAAAAAAAAGAAGGGAGGTGAAAAGTTAAGATTACTATATTATTTATAATAGGATAATATAGTAAATGGGAACACGTAAAAATAATAAAAGACCAAGAATACATTTAAGAAAAACACATTCAAAACGACAGAGAGGCGGAGATGTAGAAGAAGATAATGAACTTCTTATGGCAAGTAGTGAAGGAAGAATAGACACAGTGAAAAAACTACTGGATAAAAAAAGGCATTCGCTGTTTAGGGCAAATGTAGATGCGAAGACATATTATAAAGATACGGCTCTTATTAATGCAAGTAGTGGGGGACACATAGAAATAGCGAAAGTGCTACTGGATAATGGAGCTGAAGTGAATGCGAAGAATAAGAGTGGTAATACGGCTCTCATGATGGCAAGTAGTAATGGACACATAGACATCGTGAGATTACTACTGGATAATAGAGCTGAAATGGATGCGAGTAATAACTTGGGCGAGACGGCTCACATGATGGCAAATAACATGGGACACACAGACATCGTGACATTACTACTAGATAATGGACCTGATGTGAAAACCATAGAAGAAGTTCATAAAGGCGTGTCATCTAATGCACAAAATCGTGTGAATTTTTTAAATGAAAAAAGAGAGAATAATGAAAATTTAAAAGAAAGTAGACAAAATGATTTGCAAGAATGTAAAGAAAATATATTGAAAAAACAAGAAGGTGAAAAAGAAATTTTTTTGAAAAAACAAGAAGGTGAAAAAGAAATTCTTTTGAAAAAATGTTTCGAACATATTAATAGAAAGTATATAACTACACCAACCGATAATGTTCTAAAAAATCCTGATTTAAAAGGAAAAATAGCAGAGTATTTAAGGACAAAAGTTGGAGGTAAAAAAGGAAGAAAGACTCGCAAAAATAAAAAGAAATTGGGAAGAAAAACACGTTCAAAAAAACAAAAAGGTAGTGGAGCCAATTGTTCAAGACCAGGACAATGTACCACTGACCAAAATATGGAGGAAGAAGACCCAAATAGTATTGACGAATATCTTCAATTAGCAATTGAAGAGGAAGATGTATTACGTGTGAAAGAGTATTTAGAAGAAGGGGCTGATCCAAATGTAATGATTACAGATTCACACCAATATATACAAGGGACTGAAACCGTTCCAGCTATTATATATGCAGCAAGACATATTGAACCTTCTACAATATTAAAACATTTAATTGAACATGGTGCAAGTGTAGAAAGAGATGAGATTTATACTGGTTCAACACCATTAATTGAAGCAGGTGAATGGGGTAATTTACCTGCAGTAAAACTATTATTAGAGGAAGGTGCTGATATAAATGCTACAAAAGAGACTGGTATGACTGCTATTGGATATGCTGTGCTAAATGAATCCATCCCGATGATTAAACTTATGCTTAAAGAAGGTAAGGGTGAAATAGATTTTAATTATACTGCTTTTGGTACAGATAATAAAAATGTGATAGATGATGCAGATGAAAATGCTGAAAATCCAGAGGTAGCAAAAATATTAAAAAACTATGCAAATCCGGAAAGACTGGTGATACCCGAAATTACAGCTAAGATGCGCAGGGTAACTGGACAAAATGTAGAGCCTTATTTAAGCGACAAAATTCGTAAATATATTATAGGTGGAAAAGGAAAGACTCGTAAGAATCATAAGAAAAAGTAAATTATATTCAAGTAATAGAGAACCTGAATATAATTATAAAATCCATTCTAAAAACATATGAAAACAGGTATAAATATAAAAATATATAATAAAATATCACAAGGTTCTCCAATGCCTCCAAAAAATTATAAGAAATATACAAATAAAAAAGGTTCACAAACAATCTCTTCGGCTAATCTCACCCAAGCCAAATATTTGTTTATCGTAGAGTCGCCATCCAAATGTGCAAAGATAGAGCATTTTCTGGGTGCAGAATATTGTTGTATATCATCCAAGGGACATATTCGTACAATAGAAGGATTGAAATCCATAGACACCAAAGAAACATTTGTACCAACATTCACAATAATCAATGAAAAAAGAGAACACGTAGAAGAAATGACAAAAATAATCTCAAGGTTCTCAAAATCTAACGTTTTTATAGCAACAGATGATGATAGAGAAGGAGAAGCAATAGGTTGGCATATCTGTATGCAATTCGGGTTACCGATAGAAACAACAAAACGAGTATTATTTCACGAGGTAACGAAGGATGCGATACAATCATGTGTAAAAAATCCAGTATTAATCAATATGAATGTGGTACATGCCCAACATGCTCGTCAAGTTCTTGATATATTGGTAGGATACAAGATCTCACCGTATTTATGGAAGTATTTGTATAACAATAAAACGAATTCATTATCTGCAGGACGTTGTCAAAGTCCAGCATTGAGATTGGTGTATGAGAACCACAATGAAAAAACAGATACACTGGATGAAAAATACAAAATAAGTGCATCATTTTTACCCAAAAAATTACAATTCCAATTAAATACGGATATGTTCTCCAAAACTGATATTTTAGAGTTCTTAGAAATGTCAAAAACACATAAACACATGTTATCTGTTGGTGGATACAAGAAGTCAACAAGAGAGGCTCCCAAACCGTTCCATACATCAAGATTATTGCAGGTAGCAAGTAATGTTCTCCATATGTCACCAAAAGATACGATGTCAATATGTCAAAAATTATATCAAGGTGGTTTTATAACCTATATGCGTACAGAGAGTACAAAATATTCCAAAGCATATTTGGAAAAGGCAAGTAGTTATATAAAATCACAATTCAATGAAAAATATGTAGGAAATCTGGATAAAATAGAGAACACGGATACAAATAATCCCCATGAAGCGATTCGTGTAACACAAATAGACGTCCGTACATTAGGAACGTGTGAAGATACACGAATGAACACGATGTATAAATTAATCTGGAACAATTCAGTAGAAAGCTGCATGTCAGCAGCAGTATATAATGTATCTCAAATAAAAATAACAGCACCAAAGAAAAGTCATTATACATATACAATAGAGATTCCTTCTTTTCTTGGATGGAAGAAAATTAGTGAAAAGGGAGAACCTACAGATACAGAAAATAATTTGTCTGCATTACGAATGTATTTGGAGAACATAGAAGCAAAAAAAGAGGAAGTAAAATATAACACAATAAAAAGTGAGTTACACGTAACAAATAAGCATCGTCATTATACAGAAGCAAGTTTGATAAACAAGTTAGAAGAATTAGGAATAGGAAGACCTTCAACATTTGCAACAATAGTAGATACAATCCAAGAAAGAGAGTATGTAAAGAGAACCGACATAGAAGGGATAACAAAGATGTGTGAAGAATACGAATTAACAGGTGAAACGATAACAACAATGAATACAGAAAAAGTATTTGGTGCAGAGAAACAGAAGTTAGTCATCCAATCTGTAGGAATATTAACAATAGAGTTTTTATTGAAGTATTACCAAGAGATGTTCTCGTATGAGTATACAAAAAACATGGAATATGAGTTAGATAAAGTGTGCAGTGGTGAAGTAACAGATTGGGCAGAGATATGTCGCGAGTGTGTAGCGGAAATAAAGAGTCATTCAAAGCCACTCCGTGCGGTGACGAAACAAACGTATCCAATAGAAGAAGGTTACGAATATATATTTGAAAAGTATGGTCCAGCAATAAAACATACATTAGAAGATGGAACTGTAGAATATATTCAAGCCCGAGAGGATGTAGATTTAGAAAAGATAAAGGCGGGTGAATATACATTAACAGAATTAATAGAAATAACAGAGCGTAAAATTGGTGAGATGGAGAACCTGGATGTATTTATAAAGAAAGGTAGATATGGGTTGTATGTAGAATATGGAGAGACCCGTATAAGTGTAAAAAATGCGGATGCAAAATTAGAAACATTTACAATGGAAGACATGAAAGAATGTATAAAACCAACAAAAGAAAAATCAGTATTACGAGAACTGAATGAACATATGGATATACGAAGGGGTCAGTATGGTGCATACGTGTATTATAAGACACCAGAAATGAAAAAGCCGAAGTTTTTGAACATTAAAAAGTGTCCCCATGGTTTTTTAAATTGTACTGTAGAAACATTAATAGAATGGTTATGTACAACGTATAATTTACCGACTCCGCCATAATATAATAAAGGGATAGTATAATAAGAAATGGAATCACAAAGTTCTAATGTAAGAAGCAATATGGTTGATATAATAAAATCAGTAATGAATAATATCGGCGAAAAATTTACTGCATTGTGGTTAATAGTAAGTGAATATTTCAACAAATATTTATTAGTAACACTGATGGTATTAATTTCATATATTATGAATCCATCGGGTAAACAAGATATTGGTAAGACAATAACACACGTAATATTTTTATGTGGTTTTTTTGTATTAATATCAATATTTGCAATTAGCATTCCATATTACATATACAAAATGGAAACATCCGGAAAAGATACGAGTATAAGTGGAACGTATAAGGACTATTTGGATAAGTATATAACAACATTAATATGGATAGGTGTATTATTATTCATAATGTTATTGTCATACTTTATTCGGGTAATGGAATATGTCTCGGGTGAATATCTAAAAAATATATTGACAATATTAATAGGTATTTCAGGGTTAGGTCTAACAGGTGCATCAATAGTATCAATATTTCAAGCAGTTCCATTTATAAATATAAAACGAGGTATGATAATATAAAAAGAATGCGTATAAAAGCATAATAATATATATTCATAATATTAAATGAAATATTATGAAACAAGTTTTGTAGAATATGTTCAGGCGGTAGAACAATATAATATTCATCCAGAATTATGTACAACATTTTCAAAATTTCCAAAAGATATATATAAAATAGAGAATTTGATACTGTATGGACCGTCAGGAGTTGGAAAATATTCGCAATTATTGCGGATATTAAAGAATTATAGTCCAAGTGGTTTAAAATACGACAAACGTATTACAGTGGCAACCGATAAACAAGAGTATATATATCGTATAAGTGATATACATTATGAAATAGATATGGCATTATTGGGTTGTAATTCAAAGACATTATGGCACGAGGTATTTTTCCAAATAATAGACATTGTATCAGTAAAACAGGATAAAATTGGTATAATTGTCTGTAAAAACTTTCACCAAATTCATACAGAATTATTGGATATATTTTACAGTTATATGCAACAGTATAACCATTCTCATACAAGTATTTTTATAAAATTCATTATAATAACCGAACAAGTAAGTTTTATACCCATATCCATAAAAAATAATTGTCATTTGTTGCATATTGGTCGTCCAGAGAAAGAAACTTATATTAAAATAACCCCATTAAATAACGAAACCCGGGCTGTAAATAATTTTATACAACGTATATCAAAAAATACACTAACCACAGAATCAAAACAGTTAATAACAAAAGAAATAAAGAATATTGACAGTCAAAATATTTTAAATCTGAAAGAGATAAAACAATTTGATTTATTTACACAATATGAAAAAACCAATGATATTCCCGAAGATATATTTGATATCGTATGTAATCAAATAATCAATGAAATATCAACAATTAATAAAAATAAGTTTGTTGAACTGCGCGAGGCATTATATAATATATTAACTTATAATTTGGATGTACCAGAGTGTATTTGGTATATAATAAGTCATTTTATAAATACAGGTGAATTAACTGATACTGCAGTATCAAGTACATTAGAACGTATGTATATTTTTTTGAAATATTATAATAATAATTATCGTCCAATATACCACTTAGAGAGTATTACGTTTTATATAATAACTAAAATTTATAAGTTAGATGAATAAGAAACAAGCGTATAGATATTTAGATTTAGACATAAACAATCCAAATATAACAATAGATGATATAAAGCGTCAATATAGGTTAAAAGCATTAACATACCATCCTGATAAGAATTCCAATCCAGATGCAACAACAAGGTTTCAAGAAATAAATGAAGCATATGAATATGTATTAAAACGTGAAGGTCATATAGATTATACAGATGATGATATATACCCGTCAAGAGATAGCTCGTATAAAAGTATATTTATGTTATTTATGAAGAAAATATTAGAGAACGAATCCAATCAAACTGCATTTTATAGTATAATAAATCGTATAACAAATTTATGTGAAGACAAAGCTATAGAAATGTTGAAACAACTGGATAAAACCGTATTAATAAAAACGCATAAATTATTAGAAAAATATAAGACAGCATTTCACATAACAGAAACATTGATAGAAAAGATCGGTATTATAATAAAAAATAAAAATGTGAATGACGAATGTATTTTATTGAATCCAACTCTTGGTGATTTGTATGAAAATAATTTGTATAAATTAATAGTAAATGATGAAACATATATAATACCATTATGGC